TTAGGTATGTTGTTTTTAACGCCATAGTTAAACAGCATGTCACACCCCATTATATACGTACCCCCATAAACAACTGAATTGTCAAGCTTAGAAACCTCTCTTTTGTAGATCGAGTTTGTAGGTGGCTTATATCCTTGTTGCTTTTGATAGAATCCTACGTTGCCGTATCTGCTTTCTTTTTCCTCAAAGTATATGGGGTCAACAGAAATGAACTCAAAGTCAAGAACCTCAACCATGTACTCGTCATACCCAAACTTATACCTTTGAAGGTAGTCGTCGTATCTTGAAGTAGCCATTTTAGACTGGTCATACCCGTACTTTTGAGCCGCTTTCTCAGCAATCTTTTTGTACTCATCTTCAGTAAACTGATCCCCCGCTATTCTTTTGAGCTCGTCTATAGGTATCCTTTTTACGTGGCCTGCGTATACAAGGTCTCCAAAATTAGGGTCCTCTGTGTAACTATGAACAAACTCAGAGGGGTCAACGTAGTTAGTCTTAATTCCCTGGGTTGGATCGTTGTCCCTTTTCACAACGGCAATACCTAAGGTTGCGATGTCATTAACACATCTTCTGTATATAGAGTCGTTAAAATCGTTCCACTTTAACGTCATGTTCGTTGCAATCTGAGCCGCAACTTCTGAAGATGACTTTATGTTGTTTCCTATAAATATTTCAGCTTCCTCTAAGGTTTCTGGTATCTCCTCCATTTCAGAGATGTTAACTCCAGTCTTCTCTTTTATCTCCTGAAGCTGCTTTCTGTTTTGAACAGCCATCTCCACCTTTTTTCTTTCAAGATCTTTTTCGCTTGATGATAGTGGATCTACTGCCTCAAGGTTTGGATAAGGCTCACTGGAAAGTATTTTGTTTACAACAATTCTAACAAACTTAGGTAGTATAGGTACAGGGGTGAAGTCCATATTTAAAAGACTTCCGTCTGAATTATTAGGGTCGAGGCTAGTCAGCAACTGCCTGTATATAGTTGTGTCTTGAGTTCCGTTTGCGTATTTCCTGTTTCTTTCGAAAACGGCCTTACGCTTTTTCATCAAAGAGTTGCTTTGATCCGAACTTCCCCACTGCGAAGAAATAGCCTTTGCATATCGCAAACCATATTCCTTACCCTCCTTCTTTTCCCTTGATTCTAAGGGGCTAGGAAAGTTGACGCTATTTTTTCCCTGTTTGCCGTACATCTAATGGCAAATATAATAAACTCAGCGGTGCCACTCTTTAACTTTGTTCTTCCTGAGAAACACCTTATCGCTTAGGTCAGAACTTTTAATCTTTTGCTTTGCCTTTTGGGCTGCAAGCAGGGCCAATCCAGAGCTAATGGTAAGGTCGTACTTCGTCCTGTTGGTTATTTTGTAGCCAATCCAATCTTCTAAAGTGTTACTGAAATACATATTGCCAAAGTCTTCTGTTTCTGGTTTTATGCCAACATGATTGTGTATATACTCTTCAATAGCATGAGCGTGAGCCTGTATGACGTCTTGAGAATTAGAGGGGATTCCTTTTGTTTTTACGCTAATCTTTGAGTTAGCGGCCAACAAATGCGATGGTCTGTCCATTAAATACCCGTCATACCCCCTTGATTCAAAGTACCTTACGATGCCATACTTATTGTTCTCTACTAACAGGGGATAGCCATAGTAAAAAGACGCCATTAAAACGTCTTCATAGAAGATGCTTGCTAAATCTGGTCGTGAGGCATACTCTAAAACAAACATGTTGCTAGGTACGTCCTGGTTCATACTGAACTTATTGTAAAGGTGTAAGGCACCCTTAGACCCTCGACCATCAACAGTTTCATCAAGATCGTAGGAGTCCACCCCTCCAACACCGTACTGAAGGTTGGGAGCGACTTTTTTTCCTCTTACTTCATACGTTTTGTTTCGTAATTCTACGGGGGGTTGCCACGTCACTCTAAACCTACCTCTAGGATCTGGAGAAAATATAACCTCTTTGTCTTTTTCCTTCCATAGGAAATTTCCCCTTACTACGGGGTTAGGATAAAGGTTGTTGTTCCAGTCTATTTGCTGGTAAATTTTTCCAATATTAAATATACTTCCCTCAATGCTGTCTCTAAATGCTTCGTCTTCGGTTAACGGAAACTGCCTTATAACCTCATTAAGCTCTGACGGGTCGTGTTTCAACGAGGACCTTTCGTTTTTTAGATAGTCAGCACTTCCCTGTTCTATAATCTCACCGTCTATACCTTCAATTCGAGAAGTTGGATCGTCCACCACAGGGTTGCCATACCTATCAAAAAAGCCTTCAAGAGCTTCAGTAGCGGGTATAAAAATGCGGTATAATCCACTCCTGGTTCTTCCGTTTGCGTTTCTTTCATTCGGATCTGAGTCTTCCCAAAGGTTTTTGTATTCTTCACCCCCTTTATCCATGGGGTTGACAGTACTCCCAACTAAAGCCTTCCCAACTACTCTCTTACCAACAATGAGACAAGTTCGTTCAATGCGCCAAGCCTCTTTGATATCGACTGGTTTTTCCCACTTTCCTGCCTCGTCGAGGTAGAGCATGTGTAGCTTTTCTCCGTCATAGGCATTGTTTGTGGTGTTTTTCCAGTTGATGATTGTGTTGAGCGCGTCACCCTTCTGTGACGTCTTATTCTTCTTGGTGATTCGTTTTGATGGTTCCCGAAAAGCGAGTTCCATACGTGGGTTCGTCGTTCCATCTTGAATGGGTTTAAAGAAGAAGGGGTAGCTCCGAAACATCGGAACCACTTTCTTCATGAATATATTCTCCTGAGAGTCTTTACCAGTCTTTGACTGTATACCCAGAAGCTTGTCTTTAACCTGAGTAGCTTCATCAACAAGAACTGCAGCGCAGATATTAGTATAGCCAGAACGCCTACACTTAGTATATAGCTGACCGATACAACGGGTATCGACTTCGCACGCAGCCATGTGAAGAAAAATCTCACGCTGGAAGGCAAGATACGAAGGATATCCGATATCGATCTTTGACCACTGTAGGAACATATAGTGCCTCCCTGTAATGTACGTAGGCACGCCATTGTTGTAAAACCAAACACCGTTACGCCTGCGCTCAAACTCCTTTTCGATATAAGCAGAAAACTTTTTTCGAAACTCGGAAGGCTTTTCGAGCCACTCATCCATACTTCTAATCCTCGACAGCTCCTGGGGCATAGGGAGGCGCGACCACATCTGCACCCCCTTTGGCTTTTCATGGAAGAGTATTTCAGATCGCTTTGGCTTTTTCGGAAGACCAATGAGAAGCCCATGGAGCTCGATGACTTCTCCTGCTTTATGTCCGCCGTCCAGCCAAATAACGTCATCGGACCTGTCCATACCTATTACTTCTAAAAGATGGTACTCCAGTCTTTTTCTCAGTGAGTTCCATATACTTTCCGCAGTCGCACTTTACGTCGTGACGTACTGCCCCGTCAATTACTTTGATGGTAACCCCTGAGACGTCTTTGGTCTCTCCACATTCACACTTGTATTTTGACATTATATTAAATTATGTACCCTCGCCAGGACTCGAACCTGGGACCCACAGCTTAGAAGGCTGTTGCTCTATCCAGCTGAGCTACGAAGGCTTGTTTAGCGCACTAAAGTTACGCTCCCTTTAAGTTTCACTGCTACCCCCTTTCTTCCCTTGGCGTTTATAATCCAAGAATATACTCCGTCAGGAGAGTAGTAAGACCCCTTAGAAACAGATCCATCCCACTTGTCAAGGGGGCTGTCAGACTGAAATACTACATCCCCCCACCTACTAAATACAGTAATGTTCCACTCCAGCCAGAAGTTTGGGTCTTGAGTCACAGCAAAGAAAGCGTCGTTTATCCCGTCATTGTTTGGGGAGAACGCATTGGGGACGTACACCACCTGATCTTCATCAATTCCTGGTGGCTGTTCGATACACGGTAGGCCAGTGTTACAGTCTATCCAGATCTCTTGGACTATGTACTCGTATAGCGTGTCTACTTGATACACATACGTTGTGTCGTACACAAAGGTTGTGTCGTTCAAATACACGTATGTAGTGTCATAAATATACTCCGTAAAGTACAGAGTATCAGTTAAATACAGCGTATCACTTAAAGTAATATATAAGGTGTCCGTCAGATATACGTATGTAGTGTCGTAGAAGTACCAATTTATAGGTACAGTGATTGTGTCATACAGAGTCAGAGTCTGATATACAGTGTCAGGAGGTAGTTCTATATATATAGTGTCTGTCACCACTTCTGGTATAGGGCCACCGCAGCCTCCAACCACCACCCAGTTGTCCAAGAAGTTTGAGTCCTCATACAGACCTGACCCCCACGAAGTGCCATCCCCATTCACCCCTACTTCAGCCCATCCTCCGTCAGCAGCGTACATAGTTTGCCCATAGCTGATCTGCCAGATAACAGCCTGGATACTATACCCTTCTGTATACCAGTATGTTATGACGTTCTCTAGGTTGCAGTACATCTGCCCCGCGAAAGGACCGTTTACGCAATCCGACTGGTATGAGTTGAATATAGGGAATGTAACGGTATCCCCAGAATAGTACGGGGGTACAAGCGACTCATCATACAGGTTCGTCCAGTTAGTTGGCGACTCTGTAGTAGTAGCGCTGTAGATCCATCCAGGATGGTTACTGGTAGAACTGAGAGAGAAATCAAAAGATGGGAAGTCCCATCCGATATTCATCGCATTACAGTCTTCGTCAATAGCCTGAAATCCAAACTGTAGCTCAGAAACCCCGTCAGGTGCTCCAGCCCCACCACAGCTCTCTGTGTTGTTGAACGCTACCGTAACGGTTCCGAGGGCAGGGTCAAACTCAAGTAGTTCAAGATCACATTGAGCAGAACAGAAAAGGGGGAGTAGAATAGGAAGTAGTTTTTTCATCGGCCTTGACCTCTGTATTGCTTCTTGTACTTCTTAGAGTTCTTGTT